ATCGTTCCACTATCTGTAAAAGGTACGAACTTACCCACCCTCTGCCCAGCTCCGTTGCCTTCGTAAATTATTGGAAAAAAATGTTCTTCGCCATTTATTATACTTGGATTTCCCATTAAAATTCATCTCCTATATTTGCTGTATTGATTGGCACATAACCAGTGGGTGGTGCATAATTAAAATTACTATTAGTTAATGATGTTTGTGCTCCATTAAAAAACTTATATGTGCTTGTATTATAGTATTGACTGTAGCCCGGTGCTATTGTTGAGCTTTTATCAAAAGTTGCAACATGAGCTCCAGAGTTTAAAGCTGAACCATTCTGATAAATATATAACTTTCCTGTAGATGCATCATAGGCAAAACCATAATAATTACTAGCTACAAAACCACCAAATGTAAATGAGTTTGCTGTCCAACCAGTTCCAGCATAAACATTTCCTGTTCCTATTTTATATCCTATGCCATATCCTCTGCCACTATTGACTGTGCTACTTTCTGTATTTGTTCCATCTTCTAAATCACAAAACCCAATCATATCAACATCACCAGAAGATGTTGAACTTGGAACTTGCCACTCAAAATAATATTTTCCAGTTGCTGAAGGTGGAATACCTAATGTTGATTTTACTGTTTTATGTGCAGTTGTTTGACTTGTTGCATTAGATTCCATGTTTCCATTTTTATAGGTTATTAATCTATTAGCTAAAGGATTTATAGTACAAAAATTATTTGTAGGTGAGTCAAGAAATTGGTCATGAGTAGCAAGACCACTTGTGGTGAAATCATTACCATTACCAGATTCATCATCGCCTAAATCACTTGCATCTCTGCCATCTATACGAAACCCATTTGTTCCATAACTTCCATCATAAGCCTTTGGAATCCACAAACCATTACTTGTCGTTTCGCCAAAATAACTAGGGTCTAAAGCTAAACCATCAATAAAATTTATTTCTGTCATATAACCATCAAAATATTGACCACCAGCTGATGGTGGTCTTATATAATACCCAATACTATGTTGAACTGTATTATTAATATAACTATCAGTATTTTGTGAGGGATATACAACACTACTTGCACCAGTTAAATTAGTAATTCTTTGACCATTGACATAAAGTTTTACTCTTTCAGTTGATATAGCATTACCAGAATCATATACAACTACATAGTGATACCAAGCTGATAGGTCTCTAAATACTTGAGTTGTCCTTACATCAAAATCATAACCTGAACCAGTCCATTGATATAACATAAATGAGTCTGAGGAGTCATATTGTATAGACATATAACCAGCACTTGAGCCTAATGGTGCAGAAAACATTTGTAAGTTTGCACTTATGTTACCTCTTTTTATCCACCCACTCCAAGTCCACTTATCTCTATTACTAGCACTACTTGGTGTTCTATACATATATGCAGAATCATCATCATTAAATCTAATTGACTGGTCTATTGTAAAAGCAGTTGTTCCAGATGTAGGCGATAAAAATAATGGTTTGCTAAACATTTATCCAACTGCAAGTATCGGAGCACCTAACACAATTCCACCAGATGCTCTTACATAATATGGCACAACATCAACTGCATTTGCCCCTGTGCTTAATGTTATTGCTGGAGAACCTCCACCACTTGCTGTTTCAAAATCACTTGCACTTAATGCAACAGTTCTCCCACCAGTACCATCTTGTGTAAAAACCAACACTCCAGATTGACCAGCAGTTTCATTATTGACAGCAAGTGTGGTTATATTGTTTGCACCAAAAGTTATATGAAAATTATCTCCAGTCGCAAAATCTAGTGTTACACTTCCAGTTTGTCCTGTTAAAGCAACTGGAGTAGAAGAAGTTGAAGCCTCTCCACTTACTGTTGCAATATGACCAGCATTTGAAATTGTTAATCGTTCTGTTACTGCACTTGCACCATCTTCTGTAGTTCCAAAGACTAATTCTGTTGGCAAATCATTACTGCCCGGTGTTCCATTTATTCTTGCAGAAATAGATGCACCCTTAGTCGCCATATCTGTACCATCAGAGCCATAAAAATCTAAAGAACCTAATATATCATTGTCTTGCACAACTGTGTATGTGCCTACAGTAGCCGCCCTTGATTTACCTAATGATAGTGAATGTCCTGTTGCATCAGCAGAGAATCGTGTTAATGCTGTTGTTCCTTGAGCATTATCTATCGCATTGATTTGAAATTCGCTTACAATACCCCCAATCGTAACTGAGGTATCATCATGAACTAACACTTGGTCTGTGGAGGAATCTACAAATACTTTATGTGTGTCATTATTAGATTCCACCCTAAAGTCCATAGCACTTTCTGAGTTCTCATTAACAACAACTCCAGCAGTTCCTAATGTAAATCCAATAGTACCTCCAGATACTCCATCTATTCTATCTGCACCTTGTCTATAAAATCCTGTATTTGTATCTGATATAAATGAAATACTTGGTGAACCAACACTTCCATCTTCAAATTGTGCTGTTTCTGAAAAAATAAATTTTGATGTGGATTGATTAATTCTTCCTATTTCAATATTAGCATTATTTGCACCATTTCTTATATATAAAATATTTCCTGTTGCAGTCGTTGTATCAATCCATAATTGATTTGCAAATGTTGTACTAGGTGCAGATGTGCCACTACTGGTTGAAGCAAGTGCTTGTAATGCTCCATTCAAGTCAGTTCTAAATGCTGGGAATCCTTGGTTGGCTATAGTAAAATCGTTTTGACTCATAAAAAACTCCTAACTTACTTTTTCTCCATATCCTTTAGCAACATAATCAAAGGTTCTGTTTACTGTACTACCACCACTATTAAAGAACTCTATTGTAAATCCAGTTGCACTCTTGCTAGTGATAGCATAAAAATCTCCACTTGCCAAGTTTTGTGCTGAAATATTTAATCCTTGTAATTCCTTAAATGCTGGACTGAATGTTACAGCTTTTCCATCTGTACTTGTTCCACTTGCGACATCAACCTCTGCTCGTGTTGAATCTTGCATAGCAACTTTAACTCCTAAAACAGAAATTACTGGAGTGGCTTGTGTGTCAGCAGAAGTTAATACTACTCTATATTTAAAGCCTCTTGCAGTATAATCTCCAGCTATAAATCTTCTAAATGCAGTAAAAGTAGCACCTCCACTTGCTGGGTCATCATCTGTTGTTGCAATTTGAAATTCAACATTTGTATCATCAAATGCTGTTGCATCTCCATCAAAATCACCTTCTCTTGCATCAAAATTACCACTAGCATCATCAAAAGTATTTACATAATCAGTTCTTGATACTGTAATAAAAGGTGTTACTTTTGCAGTAAATTTATTTGTTAAATCAGTTTTGGTTGCAAAATCATAAGTTCCAAGATTATCAACTGTTCCTCCACCACCATCAAATAAACCAACAGCATCATCAAAATTACCAGCAGTAGAGTCAAATAAACCTAAAGTATCTAATATAAGAGTTCCACCAGTTGTAACTACAACATCATCTTTCGTTCCAGCAAATCCTGTGCTTTCAGTAATTGTTCCTATATCTTGCATTAATTGTATTGAATCTATAATCGCAACTGAACTCGCGGCAGCATTAGAAGATAAACCTAACTTATCTACTGCTTTACAAAAATAAGTTCCTGTCAATGCTGGTACTGTTATTGATTGTGCTGGTCGTGCAACCTTAGGTACTAAATCAGTTGCATTTTGATAAGTTGCTCCAGTTGTTGCTCCAGAATGTCTTATTTTATAATGTGATAAATCTAAGTCAGCTACAGGAGTCCAAGTTAAGTGTGCAACTGCACCATCTATATTGACACTAAAATCAGTTACATCTGCTGGTGGTGCAGATTTACCTACTACTTGATGTGTTCCTGTAGTATAAGAAGATTTAGAACCAAGTGTTGTTATTGCTCTTGCTCTAACATCATAAACTATATTGTCCTCTACATTTAATAATTCAAACCTATTACCACTTGCTCTACCTAAATTTGTAAAATCTGAATCTGTTGTTTTCTTTGCTTCTACCTCAAAATTATCAACAAAGTTATTTTCTGTAGAAACATCAACAATTAAAGATGTTATCGCTTCTTGGTTAAAACTTCTTAATTCATCTGAGATTGTAATACTTGGAGTTGCTACTTGGAATGGATTTGGAAGATTAGTATTATTTGAAATAATAGCATTTTCTTCAGCACTCCAATCATACACAGATGAAGATATTTCTCGTAAGTTTAAATCTACTCCTAATCCCATACCATCACCAGTTTGAGATTGTGCAAATGACCACCCAGCTACCTCAAAAGGTTTTGCACTAAATCCTAATCTCGCATTTGTAATATTTACAGTATCACCAACTTCTAAATTAAATGCAGTTGTTTTACATGGATAATTCAAAGTTATTTGCTCTCTTGCTCTATAGAGAATAATCTTAGCAATCCTTTGTGCCATAGATGGTGAGGTTGTAAAACTTAATTCAATATCACTAAAAATTTGCTCACTATTATCTTCAGTTTCAAATGTGGAAGATGTGATAGAGGGAAAATCTGTAGGTTGGTAGAAATTATCTGGATTTACAAATATACCTTTTACAGCATTAAAACTATCTCGTCTTGTACTTCTTGTGGTTATAGAAATAGCACCTCTCAAATCATCATCAGTTAAAGTAACTGTAGGACTTACATATTCTCCAGTTTTAATATTCCATTTACCACCAGAATAGGTAACTAATCCAATACAAGAGGAAGTCATGTCATTTAATATCTTTGCTGGAGTTTCTCCCACATCTAGCACTCCATTACTTTCATACCTATTTTCTACCAATCGTTTTACGACTTGTGTTTCTCCGGCATCTGTACTTGCGGCAGTTATATCTATTGCTGTTCCAGCACTTGCATTTGAAGAACTTGTTGCAAGTTTAAAAGTATTTACATTATTCCTTATAATGTAATATGTAGTGCCACTTGTTAATCCTGTAAGATTTGTGCCACCTTCATTTGAATATTGTATTGCATCACCAGTTAAATATCCATGAGCAGTAATAGATATAGTTTCAGCAGAAGAATCTACATCAGTTTCTGTGTTAAATTGTTTTTCTATGGGTGTTGCTATTGTAACAGTTTCATCACATACATTTGCACCAGCTATAAAAGATGTGTCATTAATTTCTGAAGTTTTTGCACCTAATCCATATCGTGTATTGGTTAAAAAATCTCTAATACAAAGTGCAGAGTTAGCAGTAAAAACAGTTGTTGTAGTTCTTGGGTCATATACTTTCTTGCCTTTTATTATAGCAGAAATGGTTGGAATACCATTTGGAAAGATGTCATTACTAAATTTTAATCGTGCATAAATATAAGCTACACCTCTTAATCTGTGATTTGTTGTCCATTTTCCATCAGATTCATTAACTAAATCTGTGTCAGCTAATTGGTCATCTGTACCTAAATGAGTTTTTAGTCTTATGTATTTTGTATCTCCTTCTATGTATTTAGAAGAAGTAACAAATCCATCTGTATCAATCGTAACTGAATCTTCATTAACTAAAAAACTTTCAAAACTATTTATCTCATGTCCAGCTACAGCAAATATTAAATGTAAAAATTCATCATCATCAGTTGATTCTACATATACTAAACTACCAGCCATTCTTACAGTACCATATGCAACTTGTCGTGTCATAATAGCTTGTTTGACATTAACCAATCTTCCAGAAGCAGAAGAACCTAAATCAGAAAAATTTGCACTTACATTTGGTATTTTTGGTTTTGGAGAAAGTGCTTTAGATGCCATTGACATGACAGCACCAACTGCCATATTTACTGCAAAATTCAAAGCTACTGCGGCAAATCCTTTTGCTCCTAGAAATGTAAAAGCTGAAATAGATGCTCCACTTGTAACAACAGCGGCAACAGTTGAGGCAACAGCGGCAACTACTGGAGGCATTAATCAATCCTCCATGCTAGTTTTAATTCTTCTCTGGGTATAAATTCCATTTTTTCTGTTCCTATAAAAGCACCATATTTACCCATACAAATTCCCATAGCAAAACTATCGTTAGTTCTCATTGACACAACATCTCCTCGTTTAGCAAAAGGAACTGTAATTTTTTCAAGTCTTTTATTACAAGCACTAATCCAAGTTTTATATCCAAGTTTGTTTAATATTGCTTTACCACCTTTTAAATCTTTATAAGTACCATCAAATTCTGGAAATAAGGTACTGCCAGTTAGTATCTTTTGTGCTTTTATAGTAAAACTACAACAATCGTGTTTTCCATACTCAAACCCCTTAAATTGGTTTACATGGATATAATCATTAAGTTTTGTTTCCCAATGTGGTAATCTCATTTACCACCCCAGTTAATCGTCTTGTCTTGTAAATCAGCAACAAAATCCAAGCCTAAATCTCCAGAAAACAATCTTTTTTGTTCTTCTCCAGTATATCGTGTTTCATTTGGTTTTTCTAGGTCTATAAGTCTTGATTCTACTGTAAGAGTGAATGTAACTGTATCTGAACTGTCATTAATGCTAATTGTGTCCATTCTTCCTTGAAATAATTGATACACACTAGCTATAATTTGATGAGTTTCATTTAACATACCTAAAAATAAAGTAAATGTTCTGTTTTGATAGTTTGCTGTTAAAGCAGAAGATAAAATAGAAGAATCAACACCAGAAAGGGAAACATTGAGTCCAGTAGCTTTGATTTCAGAAGTTTCTTCAACTGCAGAGACACCCAAAAGAGTGCCACCCCCAGTATAAGTTTCAGAATTAACACTTATTTCACCATAACCAGTCCATAGTCGCACATCACCCTCTAAAAACTCTGCTTTCATAGCAAGAAAAGGTTTAAGTGAACTTGCAGATAATTCTGTCAAGAAATCAGATGTTAGCCCTCTTGACATTTTAATCTCCTATGAAAAATATGATTTTTTCTTTTTTTCTTTTTTGGGTTTTGGTTCTACATCAGATGGGATTGTTTCATAATCATTTTTAACCATTGGAATTGGTTCGTTTCCTTGAATCTCTATTGCATGACCAGTTTTTACAAAGTTTTTTCCTACTTTGTCTACCCACTCAGGAGTATTGGGAATTACTTCATCTATTTGATAAGACCTAGTGCTAACACCCATTGGGTCATTTATTCCCGTTCCTATTGAAATCATTTTATATGGCATTTTATCCTCCTTAAAAAAATAAGGTGGTTTTTACACCACCCTATTTCCGTCTATTTATACATTATGTGCAGTAATTTCATTATCAGATGAGTGTATTGCATCACCTTTAACTACTAACAATCCAATAGGTGAACCCGTTGAATGTGTTCCAGTTTTAGCGATTACTCCTCTGATATATCTTTTACCACCAATATATCCGACTTGTGTAACAGTACCAGTAGAATCCGGATTACCGGAAGTTCCAGCAGTTCCCGTTCCATCTACCTTTAACCAAATACCCCCAGCGGCGATTGTGCCATTGGTAATATCTGCTTGAGTTACATCAGAATATGATGAGTTATCATCAGAATGTTCTAATGAGATTTCAAAGTAAACTGAAGAAGATAATGTATCCCCTTCTGCTCCAATGAAAGCCACGAGTGTTGCACTCTTATAACCTTGTAAATCAACGCCCGTTCCATTAGCGGCCGCAGATGTTACAGTTGGTTTATAAGAAAGAGCAACAGCAGTATTGTTTGCTAAATCAAAATTCATGTCTTGCTCCTTTCCTAGCTTGGTACATATTTAACAAAAGCCTCTGGAAGTACAACTTGACCACCAACTCTTCTTCTTGCAACATATCTTACATTACCAGAAGTAGCTTGAGTGAATGGGTCTCGTAATACAGAGAGGTTTACTCTATCCACAACCATATATCCAGCACGGAAATCTCCATACACAACACAGATTGCACTTGAACCAACATCAGCCATATCTGGCATTTCTACATAAGGAACACCAAGAATAGTATTTGGCATTCCAGCAACAAGTGTCATGCCCGGTTGGAAGATGTATTGGTTGTTTCCATCTTTAAGTTTCCTTATAGCTGACAATGTATTTCTATTAAAAGCTAGAACTGCATTTTGATTATAAGGTGTTTTTAAAGAATGAACCAAAGTAACTAGAGTATCTGCTGTAACTGCACCAGAACCACCAGCAACAGATGCACTAATACCAGCAGTAAATCCTTCTGGTTTGTTTATCTTATCTCCAGTAGTCATAGCTAAACCTTCAGCTTTTGCAAACTGAGTAGCAAATTCTGATTGCATTTCTGACTCTAAATCAAAAACACTATCTTCTAGTTCTTGTTCTGAAATATCAACTAAAGCATATACTTCATGTGCTGGAATTTCTTCCAACTGTGTAGTATATCCAGTAGTTTCACTTCTTGTTCCAGATTCTGCAGTCCATTGTGCAGTAAAGGTTGCACTTCTTACAGGAATTTGAACACTTCTTTGTGAAGTTTGTCTAACTCGTGCAATAGAACGAACTGGTGAGATTTCAGTAAGAGTTTTTAATAATTCTCTTACATACTCTGGTGGAGCAAGATAACCAGCTTGAGTATCATCAGAAACAGTTAATGCTTTGACTTCCTCTGGTGCTAGGTTTTCTTTTCCTTTTCGTAACCATCTATCAAAGATGTTTACTTTTTTATCAATTTGTTCAACAGAACCACCAACATTTGGTCTTTTTAGTAAAGACTCAAAACTGTTGACTTTCTCGTCAAATTCTTCTTGTTTTTTTTGAGCAAGTGTTACTTTTTGGTTTATATCCTCCAAACTATCTAACGACTTTTCAATTTTAACAAGTTTTTCTTCAACAAGAGGGTCAGTTGAACCTTTTTTTTCTAAGTCTGCAATTTTCTTGTCATTGGTTGCTTTGAACTCTTCAAATGCTTTACCAATTCCTTCAACTGCTGACTTAACTTCATTAGTTTCAACTTCTGACATGTTATTCTCCTTTTATCAGTTGAGTTAAGTTTGTTATTGAGTTTAATAGTTCTGGCTTACCAAGTTCAACATCTCGCTGACTAAGTGCCTGTGTAAGTGCTTTTGCACCCATTTTAGATTCGTTCCTTGAAAGTCCTCCTACCTCTCGTAGCATTTCTTCCCAATCACGAATCGTATTTTCTGCACCTTTTACCTTGCGAACCCTTGCTTTTGGATTCATAGGAAAAGTTACTGCTGAAATCTCCATAAGGTCTACTGACTTTAATTTTCTTGTTTTGCCTTTTTCATCATAGTCATAACCTTTTGCATCTACTTTATATCCAATGGACAAACCATCAATAGCACCCATCTTCATTAGTTCATAAACTTCTTTACCTCTTTGAGTGCCCATCGCTAATTGTCCTTCAACATATAAACCTTTTTCATCTTCTTCTAATTTTTTGTAAATTCCAATCGGTTCATCTGTTTTATGTTGATACAACATTTTAACTGACTTAGTGCTTTTACCTCTTAATGATTTTGTAAATGCACCTTTTTCAATAATATCGTTTCCTAAATCTTTGTTTCCAAAAATAGAAGCATACCCAGAAAATTTTCCTTTATCTTTATCATCTTCATCATCATTATACATTTTAAGTTCGCATTGAATATCAATGTATTTAAATTCTGTGTCTTGGATTTCATTTTGTATTTCACTCATGCTTTTTTCGTTCCTTTCATTCCAACTTGTGGAGCAGATTGCAATTCTTTGCTGGTTTGAATACTCACTTTGCATTGTAGAATCTGAAATACATCTACCCATAAAAGTTTCTTCGTCTTCTGTTCCTATCGGTTTCGGTATAGGCATAATAATAATTTGTAGCATATATTAATTAAAATGCCAATAGCAAGTGTATTTTATTGAAAGTATAAACTTTTTCTGTTAGATTAATTATGGGTATTAACCCATGGGGTAAATAACACTCCTATTGTTCTTCCCCATAGGTTTTACAATAGGAGTGATTACAGAGAAAACTAATTTTTTAATTCTATTATCAATTCATTTAATATTGGCACTAAATGTAATGCTATATAAATAAAAACAAAGATAGCTACAATTACGATTGAATCAATTATTTTTTGTATCATTATTCCACCATTCCTTTAATTGCATCTTTAATAGCAATCTTACTATATATTGCACCATCTGGTGTTTTTAATCCTTCAAGTTGAAATATCATTTGTTTAATAGTTTTTTGCAAACCATCTTTTTCTAAACTTTTTTCTATTTGTTTGTATAAGTTATAATCATTGTTAAACCATAAAGAAACATTCCATGAGTTCCAACTTCTGTGTCCATTATAACCTTTTTGTTTTTGATTGTTTTTCATATTACACCTCACCAACATTTTTTTCTGTTTCTTCCCAAGTTTGTTTCATCTTAGAATTAAAAGAATGAAAGTTACTGTCTTCAAAAGCATTATATAAAACATCAAATATTTTTTGACCATCATATCCACAAAGATTTGATACAATTAAACCTAATGCTTCTTCATCTGTTGCTTTTGCTGGATTATAAAAAGCAATTTGTTTTGTATCATTTATTATTTTTTTTAAATCGTTTTTATAAATCATTTTTTTCTCCTTTAGTTATATTCATTTTGCTATCAGTATGTTTTTTAATCTTTAATATTGGTTTTTTAAGCCATTCCTCCATACTTTTCAGATATAATTTATCTTTGTATGTTTGAATTGCATTGTTATAATCGTCATAAATTTGTTCGTGCCTATACCATTCATTTAATTGACAATCTGAAGTTTTATATTTTTTTCCACAGTGCTCACAATGAAACCATTTTGTCATATAGGGCATAAAAGTTTCGTGGTCGTGTGGACATACCCACAAATATCCTTCTACTTCTATTTCTATTTTTCTTTTTTTCATCATTTTTTTCTCCTTTTGATTATAAATACTTAATCTAAATTATTCGTAAACATTTTAGTTTCTCTAACTGACCTTAATATTTCTTTCAACTCTTTTTTATTTTCTCTTTTTAACTTATTTATTTCCCAGTCAGCTAAACTAAACTTTTTTGAGTTATTAAATATATTTACTATTTCGTTTATTAATTCTTTTCTTGTCATTTTTTTCTCCTTAGTTTTTACAGTATGTTTTATCAATAAATGCAATGGCATCTTTAAGAGTATTCGTTGCATCATGCCAATCAATATTTCCGTACTCATCATCTTCAGTACCAATATTCCAATGAACATATGACTTACCCATACCATAACCAAGATATATAGGTTCTTGTTTTTCAATATAGAAGCCTTTGTATTTGTAACTTCCTTCTTGTAGTTTGATTTTTTTTTTCATTTTTTTCTCCGTTTTATTTGTTAATAATTGTATCATTATATATATATTATAGTAAACATTTACTATTGTAAACACCTTTTTTTATTTTCTTTGTAAGTCATTGATTTTATTACATTCTTTTTTTTTAAAATAGTTTTTTTATATTTATTTCACTTTAGGGGTTTACTTCTGTAAATAAATGTTTATTATAGTAAACATAAGGAAATTAATTCTTATAACTAAAGGAGAAAAAAATGATAAACTTTACTACAAACAAACCATACACAGGACAGAACATAGATTTACTTATGGGTTTAGGACA